TCCTTCCATTATTGATTTTAAAACATCTCTAAAGTTAAAGAAAGAAGAATGGATTTTATCCTACTTTGAACAATGTACCGCATACTCTTTGATGTATGAGGACATGACTGGTATTCAGGCCAGACAGATTGTGGTGTTAATATCAGTCGACCATGAACCAAAACCACAGGTCTTTGTTAAGAAACGTGGTGAATATGTGAAAGGACTATACGATAAGATAGTTCAATTTAGAGAGGAATTTAATTTATGAATGAGTTAAGGGACCAACATGCTAAAGACATACAAATGCTGATTAAGTATGTTATGTGGTCAAAAGATAAGATTGCTGGTGGTGTTAGCAACGAAAATGCCGTTGAAGCATTATCAAGAATAGTGGATTATCCTATGTCATTAATGAAATCTATATCTGGAAAGGATAAAGAATGAAATACTTCCTACCAATAATGGTGTTTCTTAGTCTTGGGTTGGCTAGTTGTAACACTATCACCATCGCAGACTGCCTTATACGGGACAACACTAGTCGCCCCTGTAACTAATGGTTCCCGTGACCATCGTGGTGTTGGTGCACCACAGATGGAAGAGTTTGAGAACCAAGTAGAATAACACTTGACAAAAATTTCAATATATGTTATAAATATACCTGCTTAGGTCGTTGAGAGACGTAAAATAAGCGGAAGAGACCTCGGGGCGGTACCGAGCGGGTCCACCATAAGCACATTAAGGTATGTTTAATTGGGCCCGAAATAGGATTGATCTACGTGGTAAAGGCGTAAGGAGACCGAAAGCAAATCGTAAATGCAAACGATAATTTTGCATATCAGGATATCCGCCTAGCGGCATAATCCTATGGGCCCGCCGGAGCCTGGAAACAGAATCCGGCACCTTTATATTATGAAACATAGGAAAATAAAATGAACGCCGAAGATATTAACCGTTTCTCTATGGCAATTGAGGAACTGGTATACACGAAAGATATACCTTACATTGATGCTATAACTGAATATTGTGAAGAAACAGGTATTGAAATAGAAATTGCTGCCAAGCTTGTATCAGGTGTCCTTAAATCAAAAATAAAATTGGAAGCCGAAGACCTTCACTATCTCACAAAGACAAACACCGCCAAATTACCCCTATGAAACACTTCACCGGTTATGGTGCTTATCTGTTATTCTTGGCATTAAGAACACATTTCACTAATACCAAGTATGACTTTTTCCAAATGCATGGTAAACTCCGTGCAAATAAGGAGTCATACAATAAAAGACATGATAAGTATTTCTTTGAGAAATTGGCTAGAGAATATACCATAGAAGAACTTAGGGACTTTTATGTTGCCAATCTGCTTGAAGATAAACATTATGTAACAGAAATGATAGATGATGGATGCCAAAAAAACTATATAGAGTATCAGCGGCGGCGCCAGGCATTATCATATAATTTTACCAGTGAATTAGAAAAAGTATTTGGAGATAATCCTACAGGTTCTTTTGTTATAAGTGATGGTGAATATCCTAATATTGTTAATCTCTATCTTCGCCGTATTATATCACCTGAAACTATGGTAATATTAGATGATTTCATTCTCTACTCCGATAAGTTCAATAAATACCTGTGTGATGATATCATTTGGTCCAAAATATCCTTGAAACTTCGTAAATATAAACCATTTCTAAAATACGATAAGAATAAGATAAAACATATACTCAAGGAGAAAATAGATGAGACTTCTAGAAGGTAATGCATCAGATATCCTAAGAGACTTTGCCGAAGGCCACTATCATATTCAACATCAAAATGGTAAACTAGTTTTATTACACAATGCAACCCAAGAAATTCTAACAGTTACGGAAGAAGTAGAATTTTATCTTGAACTTTTCCTCCTATTAATATAAATAACACTTGACAGGGGCCTCGGCCCCTGTTATAATATATCATATTGTTATGGAAACGTGGACAATATAAACATACACTGTTATACAACGCTAATACAAGGAACATACTATGAACTTTTCAAATCTTAAAAAAAACTCCTCAAACTTTGATGGTCTACTCAAGCAAGTAGAAAAACTCTCAAACCCTACCTACGAAAAGGACGAAAGCACCGATAACTATTGGAAGCCAACGCCAGACAAGACAGGTAATGCTCTTGCTGTTATTCGTTTCCTTCCTGGTCCTGCGGTTGATGGTGATGATGCCCTTCCTTGGGTTCGTTACTTTGACCATGGATTCCAGAACAAGGTTACAGGTAAGTGGTATATTGAGAAGTCACTAACAACCTTTGATCAGAAAGATCCAGTTTCAGAACTTAATTCACAGTTGTGGAACTCTACAACAGACGATAATGGTCCTGAGCGTAAGCAGGCCCGTGACCAGAAGCGTCGTCTCCACTATGTTTCTAACATCTATGTGGTGAGTGATCCTAAGAACCCTGAAAATGAGGGTAAGGTATTCTTGTTCAAGTATGGCAAGAAAATCTTTGATAAGATCACAAAGATGATGAATCCTGACCTTGAGTCGGAAACAAAGGTTAATCCTTTTGATCTTTGGAAGGGTGCCAATTTCAAGTTGAAGGTTACCCGTCAGAACGTTAATATGGGTGGTCGTAACGTATCATTCCCTAACTATGATGAGTCGGTATTCTTGACGGCAGGCCCATTGAGTCAGGATGATGGTGAGTTGGAGTCAATCTGGAAGCGTGAACATTCTCTTAAAGAGATTGTTGACCTTAAAAACTTTAAGTCCTATGAGGAACTAAAGCGTCGTCTGGATGATGTTATGGGTTACACTGGTTCAGCACCAGCACCACGAGCATCGGCTCCAGTTGAAGAGGAAGCACCTTGGGTAGAGACACCTAAGCCAGTTACTACCAAGCAGAAGGCATCTGCGCCTGTTGTTGAAGAGGAAGAAGATGAGGACCTCGCTATGTTCCGCCGTTTAGCGGACGATTAATCTTCATATATTGGGACAGATGTTTTTGAGAAGATAAATGTCTGTCCCAGTTCATCTTACCTTTTATTTCCCTATCACATACTTCACAGTAAAAAACTTCTCTATTATTAGCCGCATTCCTTAACAATTCTTTTGTTTTGTTGGAGTGCGGTTTTCTTTTACATCCTCTATTTACAGCAACCAGTTCACCATTTATATACCTATCATCATTTACACTAACTATAAAACAATTTCCTTCTTTATCTCTAACAGTGGTTGTACCTTTTCTTTGTCCTTTTCCTTTACGGTTTTTAGACATAAGTTTTATTGTTTGTTTTGTGTGTATATGACCCGAAGCACCATCACCTCCATCAGTAAGATTTCTTAGGCAACCTGTTCCGATATCTTTACGACCATACCAACGGATATAAAACCTTTCTAATGCTAAGGCCCCTATTTCTGTTAGATTAGATTCCATAATAATAATATGATTTTTTTGTTTGGGAATAGAGACGATATGTGGACCTTTATATGCTCTTTTACTCTTACCTTTACCAATATAGTAAGGTGTCCCATCTTGCCTGAGGTAGGCATAAATATAATACATAGCTGATACTCCTATACAGTATTAGAGTCCGTAGGTGCTCACAACACCGTGACGGACATTCTTATTTAGTAATCCTGCTTTTTTATTTCATATTATTGGTACCAGCACCAAAGTGACCGTGTAGTTCATCCGTTTCAGTCTGTGCCACTGATCGCATCATAGCACGATGCATGGTAGGATTATGAAAAGGAACGGTGTTTCTTTGTAATAGATTTCCTACAAAATCTGGCATACTATTTGGTGGTGTTTGTCTTTCCTCATTTGGTGGTTTCTTTGTTGGTTGACCAACATTTTCCATCATTGTGTTCATTCTTTGTATTATATCATTCATTTGATTAGTAGTATCATTTGTAGATTCTCTAACATCACCATTTATTTTATTAGTAGGCACAACAGTTGCTCTATTGTCCTGGCCATTAGGAACAACTACCTCGGTCTGCGGATTAAATGTGAATAATGGTTGTTGTGTCTTTGTATCAACAGCCAGAGTATTATCACCTCTAAGACCTCCAATAGGAAATGCTGATACTTGACCTTTAGTGGTTACTTGACCACCATCAGCCTTGGTTGGAACACCAACACCTTGTGATTTAAGGAAGTTCTGTTGTGAACTTTCATCTGGTTTACCAAGTTCTTGTGCCTGTTTAACAGGTGAAATTTCCATAGGCCTTTGTGGTGGTGTTGGAACTTCTCCTGTTTTAGGAGTCTTTGGAAACTCTGGTTGTGTTATTGGTGCTTGTGTAACAGGTGAAATTTCCATAGGCCTTTGTGGTGGTGTTGGAACTTCTCCTGTTTTAGGAGTCTTTGGAAACTCTGGTTGAGGTGCCTGCTGTATTGGTGTAACTGGTTTAGTTTCGGCAGCTGCCGGTTTGAGTCCTGTTACCTCAGAGGCCGCAGTTTGTACCTTTTCAGTGAATGATTTAGGTTGTTCTGGTACCGCTCCAGGTGCTGTAGTCTGTGGTGCAGCGGCCACTTGTGTTGTCGTTGGTTGTTGTTCTTGGTGATATGCTAGAACATCTGCTTTTTCATTTCTATATCTTTTACTTTGTTCAGGAACAACTTTCATTCTTTCATTAAATAAAGCATTGACCTGTGTAGGAGTGTCTTTACCAGAACTGGCAGCTGCCGCTCTATCAATATATTTGAAAGAATGGTTTCTATGTTGAACACCCATACTATAAATTGCTTCTCGTAAAGCAGGATCTTTTACATTTAATCCTCTCATTTCCGCATGTTTGATGAAAGGATCATAATGTGTTCTATTAATAAAAGTTTCCTGTGCTTTAGAAAATCCTTGAGGATCGTTACTAGCAATCTTAGTATAAACATTATTAAATGCTTTACTACCTGGTCTTAGTCCTTTAAACGCATCTTTATATGCAGCGCCATCAGGAGAGTTGAGAAAGTCTTTCATCGTTCCTTTTTTGGATGAAAGTTGGTGTCTTCCATAAGATACACCACCTGGATCATTAACACCAGAAGAAATAGTTTCTACACCACCTTTGGCACCTTCATACTTGGCGGAGATATGTCCTAGTGGTTTTGTTATTGGTTCTGTTGCGGTTGTTGCGGCCGCAGTTGACATTCCTTTTTGATGTTGTTCCATAATTTTACGACGAACTTCCGGATCATTCATATCAAGTTCACCAGCAACGGCAGATGCTACACCAAATTCTCTTTGTAATTTTTGTCCTACTGTTGCGGTCTGTGTTTGTGGTTCTACTGCAGCCTGCTTTCCTTCTTGTTTATGAAGAAATTTATTCTGATCAAATCCATGACTTTTCATATCATTAATGATAGTCTGAATAGCAGGTGAATTAGGATCTTCAATAGTTATAGTGCCGCTTTTTCTGTCATACTTAACACCAGGTGTTGTTTGAAATCCTTTAACAGTTTCTCCCATGATATATTCATCAGAGACAAACATAGCACCTGTTTCTTTGGCACGAACTTCTTTAATAAAGGCCGATTCATTGAACTTATACTTAACAGGTTCCGGTTTTGGTTTCTCTACAGTAGCGGTTCTGTTTGTCTGATCTGCTAATTGTTGCTGTGGTGAAGATGCTGCCGGATGAGGAGGCGGATTGACTGTTGTTTCTTGCTGTCTTGCCTCTACCTGTGCTTTTGTTTCGGGGTTAGTTGTTTGATTAGAATCATCTTGTTCTGGATGTTCCGAAGCATGTTTCTTTCTTTCGGCAATTTTTTGATCCGTTCCATCAGAAGTGGCCATTGAGGCAGGATTACCATTATCCACAATTTGATGATATCTACTGGCATCAAATTCTCCACCTGATCCAAACATAAATTTACCAGGAATAACTTGACCTGATTTATTATATTGGTGTGTTACATTCATTCCTACAACTTTACCAGAATCATCATAAATGTAATTCTCAAATCTCGCCACATGGGATTCACCATAGGTATTAGTATATCTGCCACCTGATCCAAATGTGGCTATCCAATCTCCTGGTTTTAAATTACCTGTTGATGCTGATTTTCCTGGACTCCATCCACTTGTATGACCGACACCTCCACCTTGTTGAGCATAAGTAACACATTCTGTTTTACCCTTTGAATTGACGAATGATTTTCCAACCATATTACCGCCGGTTACACCAGTTTCGCTTTCACTAGTCCCACCCTCTTTCGTATCACTTTCAACATTCATACCTCTAAGAATACTTAATCTTTGACTAACAGCCGAAGCATCATCTTTTGGTCTTTCAAAATGGTGAACAACTCCATACATTCTTTCTTTTTCTGGTAAATTCTCATTGTTTAATGCTTCCCATGCTTTAGGATAATCTCGTTTCATTTCTTGAACGAGGGCCTTCATTTGTATTTTGATAGGTAAATTTTGTGGTTCAGCACCAAATTCTTTAGCAATTCTAGCAGATCGAGGATTATCCCAAGCGGCCATACCGTGAGCTTTTTGATCTGGATGTGCCGATGATGGATCACCATAAGGTATTCCATTTGGATTTCTTAAATTTTCACCTGAAAGATTTGCTACTAACAACTTAGCTGCGCTGGGGGATAATCCTTCTGCTAATGCGGCTTGATATGCCTCTCTCTGATTTGCAGCAAGACTTCCACTTGATTTGGTTACTCCACCACCTCCGCCACCATACTTTTCACCCATCTTTTCCATCCAACCGCCTTTTGTGCGGCCAGTTTGTCTATCAATACCTAACTTATCAGCAACCGCTTGTTCATAACGATCCTGCTGTTGTTGTGTTGCTTGTGAAATGGCAGCACGAAAACCACTTGTATCAGGTAAACCTCTTTGATAATACTTTGGAAACAATTCTGCCAACTGTGTAGGTGTCAGCATATTAAGAAGCATTGGGCCACTCTCAGATTTGGCCGCCTCTACTCTCTTCTTAGGTGATAGTTTCTTTAATGCCTTGCTAAAAGGGATTTTACCTTTTCTTGCCATTTACATTCTTCTTCTGTTTAGGTAATTCATTGTCGTCTTTTGTTCAAGTTCTATTTGCTTAGCCTTCTTTTCTTCTTCAATCAAATAATTCTGTAGCAATTCAATATAGATATATCTTTCCCAGGGCATCATAGACTCCATATCGGATAAACTCCACTTATGATGCTGTATTAGACCAAAGTTTGACTTATAATGATTTACTAGCTTATCATGGCCCATTATTAGAAAAAAAAATCATAAAAGTCTGTATACCTCACTCTATGATGAAAACCACATTTGTTACATTCTTTTTTCAAGACCACAGCAAATGTTGGCATATTATCCACGAACTCTTCCAGTTTTCTATAGTTTGCTTCTGTTAGACCTTCAACAAACTCTTTTAATTCATCCTTTGAATAGTCTTTAGATGAATATATTCCCTTTTTATCATAGATGTGATCAATAGCATTAATAATAGTATTAGTCTTTTGATCTACTTCATTAGAAAACTCTATGCGTTTCATTACCGCATAGTTTGGATATTTCATCTTGACGCCTTTATCCTTATCAAGTTTAATATCATTAGAGACACTTTCATCACTGATAATCTCAACCTTTGAAATATCCATCTCCGCAGAAAATACATTACCACAAATACCGTTCTCAGTTTCATTATTACAAGTTAGACTTACCTCTACATGGTCTCCAACGGATTTGGCCCTTAGAAAGATAAACATATAATCAACATCAAAGAATGGTAATTTATTAATATCAGCATCACCATCTAGGATACAATTATTAACAACCTGTTTCATTGTGTTAATGATTTCATCAGGTTCTTTTGACTCTAATGCGATCATCAATAACTTTTCTTCTTTCACCGAGAATGGTCTAACCTTAATAACTTTCTTATTTGAAGGTATAGTCAATTCATAAATCGGCACATCAATCTTAGGTAACATTATCTAATCTCCATATTATTGTGTATTCATAAAGTCTAATCTATCCCAATACTTGTAAGTAAAAGTGACTTGTAATCTTAAAATATCTTGATCATTCCATGTGACCTGTTGTGGTTGAACTAGAATAGGCCAGGCCTTTCTTAGAGTCCATCCATAGATAACATCTGGAGCAGAATTGTTTTGAGGTAGAGGACCTTTATTAGGATTTTGTTGTTGATCTCTTGAACTATATTCCGCAAACTGATATATCTTAATCTCTGAATAATAGTTATTGGCATATTCAAAATTAAAATTGCTAACAGGATTTATAACATCCATCCACTGATCAAAGAAATATCTTTCTTTGCTTTTCTGACGGCAGATAAAAGAAAAGTTGGCAGTATTGTATTGTGTATTGTTTGGAAAGGCCTGTGATGGACCATAATAACGAACCTCGGTTACATCAAATCCACGGCCAGGTAATTCAGCAGCATCACACATATACATTAGATCATTATCAGGTAAACGACTATTAACAGAAGATGTTGGAATAATCTGAACGGCAAAACGACAAGCCTTAGCAACTTGGTTTCCCATATCCAAAGAACTAAGAAAATTAGTTAATCTTAGATTAGATGGAGAGTTTCCTTGATTTACTGGTGGTTGAGTTGCCATTTATTAGAATCCGTCTAGAATGTTTTGTTTACTGATAAATCTCATTTCTTTGAATACTACAGTTAGCATAGAAGAAACGGGATATCCATTAGAGAATGTGGAAAATTGTCCTTGTGGTGTGTAATCAACATCAATGCGTTCAATTATACTTCTACCTATTTTCGGCAAGTGCTTATTCTCTTGACCTTTATGATAAAAGTCTATTTTAAATTCCGAAGGCGATCTCATAAGACCTCCAGAGGAAAGATAGGATGCTTGATTACTTAGTCCAATATAAGAAGCATCAGGATCATTACCACCTATCAAATCTGGTGCCGCGTGATATCTTAACTTTTTAACTATTTCTTCTACAGCCTCTGATTCACCAAGAGATGTTGGAGCAAACATAAAGTTAAATTGAAATTGTCTTAACTGAGTTGTTCTATAAAGAACTTCTACTTTTGGATTGATTGTGCCGCCTAACATTTGGCCTACAGAATTTAGACCTGCCGCTGCCGGACCTACGCCAAGAAAGTTAGCAGTAACCTTAGTCAATGAAGGGTCTGTGTAGTCATTAACAGTTTTCCAGGATAAAGAACCGTTTTCTGGTCCACCAGGAACGAATAATGTTACAGTGACATCTGGATTTGTTTCACCAGATTTAAATGCCCGAATATGCATCCAATTTGAGTTTTGGTCGTCTTGTAAATATTCCGGAAATGTTAAACGATCTGCCATATCCTACTCCAAAGAGGCTACATACTATTTAGCAGAGGTATATAATGGCGCCAAACTTTAAACAAGGATTTTTTAAACCTAAGAATCCAAAGAAATATATCGGTGATCCTACTAATATTATCTATAGGTCCGGATGGGAACTCCGAGTGATGCAGTCCTTAGATAATAACCTTAATATTATCCGTTGGGGATCGGAAGAGGTTGTTATTCCGTATATATCACCAATAGATAATAAACCACACCGATACTTCACGGACTTTTATGTGGAGGCGGTTGGGAGAGACGGAGAGACGAAGATTATGTTACTTGAGGTCAAACCAAAGGCTCAGACCCAAGAACCTAAAAAACCTAAAAGGAACACTAAAAGGTATATTACCGAGGTTATGACTTACGGAGTTAATCAAGCAAAATGGAAGGCTGCCGAAGAATATTGCCGTAAAAAAGGATGGGAGTTTAAACTAATCACCGAAGCGGAACTATTTAACAAAAAGTGATATAAATACCGATATGGCACAAAAATATACATCCGTAGACCTACAAAAGTGGTTAATTGAAAAGGCATCAACATCTTCCTCAGCACAGGCTCGTAAGGTGATGATATCCAATGACCAGCGTGGTAGAGATACTACCATAGTAGGTAAGATGTATTTCTTTAAGTATGATCCAAAGACAAAGGCCAAACTTGCCAAATATGATAAGTTTCCTATGTGCTTTCCAATTGAAAGATATAACGACGGGTTTCTAGGTTTAAACCTACATTATCTAGATCAAGATGCTAGACAAGCATTGACCACTAGATTATTAGAATATAAGAACAACAAATATATGGATGAAAGAACCAAACTGAAACTATCATATCAGTTGATTTCTTCTACAAGGAGTTTAAACTCTCTTTCTCGTCCATGTGTTAAAAGATATTTGTTTAACCAGGTTAGATCACATTTTATTGAGATATTTCCTGATGAATACGACAAAGCAATCCAACTTCCGGTGGAAGAATGGGTTTTTAAAAGGTAAATAAATGGCTACTAGAACCAATTCTCCTTTCTTTGATTTCTTTCCACAGATCCAATATGATGTGAACTATGGAAAATATCCAATTAATGTTACTGCTACGGATATTTTCTTTCGTATTGGTATGATTAAAGATACTTTACAGCAAATATCATCTTATTATGTCTATGAGATTGCTGATGGTGAGACACCAGAGATTCTTGCTGATAAGTTCTATGATGATGTTGGTGCTGGTTGGATGATTATCTATGCCAATAATATTATGGATCCTCAATGGGACTGGCCACTAGATTATAATCAGTTTAATAACTATATCATAGGCAAGTATGGTTCTATTGAAAATGCCAAATTAAATATTCATCATTATGAAAAGGTAGTCACAAGAACAAATTCAAGGAATGATATTGTTTCTGAAACAAGATTTGTTATTGATAAAGAAAGAACTATTGGTAGTTCCCTAGGTGTTCCATATAACTATTATGATCCTTATGTTATAGATGCTCTTTATGCTGATAATACCTCATTAACATCAGATTCATCAACACTTACGGCAGATATTGGTATTGATTATAGTCTCAGAGAAGGTGCAATTCCAGATTATGAGAATACATCATATGTATATTTTAATAATTCAACTGTTACTCAAAATATTACACGATATGCCATATCCAATTATGATTATGAAAATCAGATAAATGAATCTAAGAGAACCATTAAGGTTATCAGAAAAGATTATTATAGTTTTATAATGAGACAATTCAAAGTTATATCTTATGAAGGTGATACTTCACTTAATTCGGTTAGTTTCCTTAGAAGGTTGGCTATATGAGTATTGATGATCGGGCCCAGTCTAATTCTGATAAGAATAAGGTTAATGCGGAAGTTGAAATTGGCGGTGTCACTTTTGATGATATTACAATCAAAGAGATTATATTTGGTGAAAGTTTATTAACACCTGGGCTACAAACATCAATAACATTACAATCATTCTCTCATTCTAAATCACGAAAAAACTTTGATGATTATAAAAATAAAGAACTTAGCATTAGTTTAGGTAATGAGGCCGGCCGTAGTGCTGCCTATGTTCAAAAGATTTATAGACTTGATAATCGTTCTAATATGCCGATTAATCAGTCACCAACAGAAGAGTTTACGGTTCATGCCTGTGATCAAACACTATTAGAGGACGCCAAGTCTCTTGTTAGTAAGTCTTGGAAATGTGCCAAACCTGATGAAGTTGTTAGGTATGTATTAGGTAATTGTGCAGGTGCTCAAGATTTAAGTGGTATTCAGAAATGTGATCAGCAAGGAAGACCTTATATTGCCGAAAACATTCATCCATTTCAAGTTGTAGCACAACAGGCTAATGTGGCGGTAGATGGTAATGATCCATCTTTTCTTCACTATATGACTTACAACAGTTATGCCGGCCCTGGACGACACCATTTCAAATCTTTAAAATCTTTATGTTCACAACCTATTTCTAAAACATATAGAGCATATGAAGCAGGTGTTAATGCTTTACAGGATTATAATAGTAATATTTCTAGATCACAAAGTTTTCCAACAGGTAGAGGTGATTATGCCATTGCTTTTAGTTTTCCTTGTGACTTTGATTTACTATCAGACCTTCTTAATGGTCTAGATGAAAACGGCCAAAATAGAAATACTCTAGTTGTTATTAATGAGAGTAGTGGTGCTATGAGTCTTTTAGGTGGTTCTATGGGTGGTGATAACTGTGGAAAAGGTGGTTTTAATTATAAGATTTCTAAAACAAATAAAGGTACAGCAGAACAACATAACTCTTGTCCAACTGATGTTGAAACACATCTATTATTAAGACAAGGTAGAATGACTCTATTAGAAAAAGACAAAGTGGCATTAAGACTTATTGGTCCTTGGGATCCAGATTTACATGTTGGTGATGTTATTAACTTTGAATGGGTAAACAAATATACAGGTGACTGGTTGTATGGATCAGGCACATATTTGGTATCAGCATTAGCACACAATATACAATTAGGTGGTTTTTCAACCACATCTCTTGATTGTGTTTCAGTAACAGCAGGTGGAGGTGTAGTATAAAATGTCAGGAAGTAATTATCCAGGATCATCATCAAGTATTCAAATTGGTGTTGTAGGTAACAAAGCCGGTGAAACAACCGAAGGTGAAGATAGTCATCAGAAGATTTTAAATCCAGCAAAACATTTTGGCGTTGATCTCGGTGATATTGGATTCTCTTCTCTTATGTCGGCATCGTCACAGTGGGGCCAGCAATCATTTCCTGGTATGTTGGATCCAGGCACTATCATCTATTATATCGCTCAAGAGGGAACAAATCAAGGCATCATTTTAGGTCATAGTACCACATCATTTCAAGGTAATGGTGAATCGGGTGGTGGCGGCCAAAGTCTTATGACTGGCAAAGTAGAAAGTTTAAGAAGTTCTAAACTTAATGTTAATACACCGCCGGATATTCAAGAAGCTACCGAAAGAGGTGCCAAGATCCGTAAGATCCAAGAAAAGGGTGAACAACACAGTTTGGATCTATTAGACGGTTTGCCAGGCCACGGTGCTTTATTTGATATGGCAGGATTCCGTTTACCTGAGGTTAAAAAGATTCCGACCGCCAAACAAAAAGGCAGTCAGATGATGGGTCAGGATATGATGAACCAACTATTAGGTCAGGTTCAGTCCATAGGTGGTATGCTTAAAGGACTTGCTGGTAAAGGCGGTGGTGGTAAGAACAGTAATATGGGTAGCCTTGCTCAAATGGGCAACTATCAAGGTGCCCAAGTAGCAGGTTATTCTGCTAGTGTAGGACAAACGGCAATCTTTTTCTCCAATACAACTGCTAATGGAGCAGGTTCAGCAGGGTGGGGAACTACGGAAGATAAACTAACTCCACTTGCCGATACTCTTAACAATAATATGAAGTTGGCTCTTTTAAATTATTCCAGACTTGTTCAAGGATATGATACATTAGATGGCACCGCATTACTATCAGGTAATATAGTTCATCCTGAAACATTATTACAAAATGCCGAAGAACTAATAGGTCAGGTAACAAGTGTTTCCGATCTAATGACTGTTATGAGACAGTTACAATCCAATACAGAATATCATGGATTGGATAAATTATCAAATGTCTCTATATTCATGGACACAGCATGGGGCCCGGCAACTAAGACATTAGAACTTGATGGTACTGTTACTGTAAAGTATTCAGATGTGGCTATGAATGCCATGAATGACTTTGCTGTATCATTTGCTAATACAAGTCTTGCCGGAAGTTTTGATAGCCTTCCAGCAAATACTGTTTTGGTTACTGATAAAATTAAAATACCGATTACAGAAGAAAAAAATGCCAATGTTTCACTTGCTAAGTTCATATCCAATGCCAATTCTTTTGTTACAGTAACAGTAACATCACCTGCCAAATCAAACACAGGAACAGGTGGTGCCGGCGGATCGGGTGGCGGTGGTGGTTCTGGTGGAGGAAGTGGCACAGGCGGCGGTGGTGGAACCGGCCAAAATATTATGGGTCAGATGTTTGGTAAGAGTTCACAGGTTATGCAGGAACTTATGAAACGATTGCCACAAACTGGTGAAAAAGAGAGTAGACAAATGACTCAGAAACTTAATCAGGATCAAGTAGCACAAAAATTAATGGAAGTTGCTAAGAAAACTATTAATGGTGGTGATCCACTATCTAAAGATTTGTTCTCATAAAGGAAAATTAAAATGGCGAGTAGTGGTGGAAATAACACAAACAACAATAGTGGTGATAAGACCGAAGATACATTTGATGTACCTGGTGATAACAGAGCAGGAGAACAGTCAGGTAAATATCCAGATTATATGAGTTATAAGTCTCGTAGTGGACATAACTTTATATTTGATGATACCAAAGGCCAAGAAAGCGTAACACTACAGCACCGTGGTGGTTCTGCGGTACAAATGCGTTCAGATGGTTCTCTTCATATCACCGCACATAACTCCATGTATACCGTAACATTCGGTGAAAACCGTATGACGGTTACTGGTGCCAATGATATCACAGTTAAAGGTGATGCTTCTCTTAGAGTATATGGTGACTATAATGTTACCGTTCATAAGAACTATAATCTAACTGTTATGGGTGATTATAACTTTACTGCTAAGAACCTAAACAGACATATTCGTGGTAATATGGATACACAGGCCAAGAATGAAACAAAGAAACTAGAAGGATCATCGGCCAAGTTGGCTCGTGGTGGTATTGCACAAGTTGCCAAAGGTCCTGTTTCTGTTATTTCACAAGGTGGTTCTGCTAGTTTTGGTGGTTCGGATGGATTAAATCTGGCCGTTACAAAAAAAGGTAAATTGACTCTTAGAAATGAAAGTGGTGAAATTACTGCATCTGCTAAACAAGGCGGTATACAAGTCCGTGGAGATGAATCTATCATAGTTAGTTCATTAAATGGTAGTATTAATGCTAATGCTAAACAAAATGTAGGTCTTAAAGCACAACAATCGGCCAAGTTAGAAGGACAAACTGCCGGACTTGTAGGTCAATCTGCTGCCCATGTTACAGCCGCTACAGTTCATGTTAAAGGCCAGTCTGCTACAAATGTTGATGGATCAAAAGTTAACCTTGCTGGCGGTTTGGCAATGCCTATGCCCGCTTTGGATATAGCACAGGCGGTATTCCAAAGAGTTGCTGGTGCCAAGGCGGATCAACCTAAAACAGAAGCAGATCATGAGCCGGAAATAAAGAATTGGGTCTAGACTAAATAAAGGAAGTAATTTACAGGAACTACGATGGCCACGGAAGACGATATCTACTTTAAAAGACGACTTCAAGATCCTTATGTTAATAGACAACCCGATTATAAAGACCTTGATCTAGACTTTTTCGCAGATCCAACAACAAAAGATGTTATAAAAAAAGTTGGCACAGAGGCCATTAAAAGATCAGTGAGAAACCTGGTCTTTACAAACTTTTATGAGAAACCTTTTAGAAATTATATTGGTTCAGATGTCCGTGACCTTCTATTTGAAAATGCGACACCACTAACAACTATCTATCTTAAAGATGCGATAGTTCAATTGTTGGAAAACTTTGAACCAAGAATTAAACTAAATGATGTAACCGTTAAGGAAGATTTAGATAACAACGGTTATAATGTTAGTCTAGTTTATACTATCAGAAACAGAGAATTACAAGTAACCTCATCACTTTTTCTAGAGAGGATTCGTTAGTAACATGGCCACCTCAAATACGGCACTTAAAGTCACAGAATTAGACTTTGCCTCTATTAAGAATAACCTTAAAACTTTTTTGAAGTCGCAGTCAGAATTTACTGATTATGATTTTGAAGGTTCTGGTATGGGTGTATTACTTGATGTATTAGCATATAACACATACTATAATGGTTTCTATCTAAACATGGCCGCTAATGAGGCCTTCCTTGATACAGCACAGATCCGTAAAAACTTACTTTCACATGCTAAAATTATTAACTATGTGCCAAAGAGTGCCCAAGGGGCCCTTGCTAGATTAGATTTTAAGGTAACACCAGCAGTAACAGAAAATCAATCTGCTAATACTTTAACAATTCAGAAGTTCACAACATTAATTGGTCGTGATATTGCGGGTATTAACTATCCATTCGTAACAGTTAGTGCTAACACAGTAACAAAAAGTAATGGTGTATTTTCATTCTCAAATGTGTATATCAAACAAGGTGAAATTATCACCAGAACATTTGAAATGCTTCCCAATAATATCACTAGATCATTTCAGATTCCTTCTCAGAATGTTGATACAACTACATTAACAGTTGTGGTTCAAGAGTCATCTTCAAATACATCTAAAAATGAATACTTCCTTGCACAAGACCTTACAGAGGTTAAAGCCAACTCAAAGATATTCTTTCTAGAAGAAAATGAAAATCTACATTATACTGTAAAATTTGGTGATAACTATATTGGACAAAGACCTGCTAATGGTAATATTGTTATTCTAACATACCTTGATACAGTAGGTAAATCTGCTAACAATATTACAGATTTTAGATTTTCGGAAGTTCTTGGTGGTTTATTTTCTAGTAATATCCGAGTTAATACTGCCACATCTTCTTATGCCGGTACTGATAAAGAAACCGAAGAAGAGATTAGATTTAGAGCACCTTATGCTTATACTGCACAGAATCGTTGTGTTACTAAAACAGACTATGAAGTTCTCGTTTCAAAAGACTTTAACAATGTTGAAGCCGTTTCTGTTTGGGGTGGTGAAGATAATGACCCTGTTATCTATGGAAAAGTTTTCATTTCTATTAAAACTAAAGGTGTATATGAATTAACGGAACTAGAGAAAGAACGCATTAAGAGTGAACTAATTAGAACAAGAAATGTTTTGACTGTTATTCCAGAGATTGTAGATCCTGATTACTGTTTCCTCTTAGTAAGAGGACAAATTAATTACAATAGTAATTTAACAACAAAAACACAAGATCAACTTCAGCTTAGTATTATACAAGGTATTATTAATTATAATACCGAACAGTTAAATACTTTTAATTCCACTCTTAGAAAATCTAGATTACAGAATTATATTGATACTTCAGATCCTTCTATTACTGGTTCTGATATAACAGTTTATCTACAAAAGCAAGTTAAGATGTATCCAAATGAAAATAGAAACTATGAGGTCAATTTTAATGCACCTTTAACAAAAGGTAGTTTCACAGAAAAGTTTTATTCATTCCCAGAAATCACTGTTTATGATAATCAAGGAATTGAAAGAAAAGTATTTATTGAAGAAGTACCACTATCAATTAATGGTATAGATTCAATTCAACTTACTAGTCAGGGTGTTGACTATACATCTATTCCAACTGTTACAATTACTGGCGATGGATCTAGTGCCACAGCAACGGCTAGAGTTATAAACCGTAAAGTTGTTGGTATTGATATTGTTAATAAAGGATATGATTATACTCAGGCCACAGTAGCAATTACTGGAGGCGGTGGTACAGGTGCCGCCGGTATAGTGTTGGTTGATAACAACTTTGCCAATCTTAGATCATACTATTATAAACCAAATGGTGAAAAGATTATTGTTAACAATAATGTAGGAACTATAGATTACCTAAATGGTAAAGTAACACTTAATTCATTCACAGCAATAAATGTGGTTCCAAATCAATATTATCCAACAAATGTCGTAACATTTAATGCATTGCCTGATAATGAAATTATTAAACCTTTGAGAAATAGAATCTTAACCATAGATTCTACAGATGCTAAAAGTATTATTGTAGAACTAGTCAAAGAAACCTAATGACAGCAAATAATAAAACATCCTATCTAGTATCTTCTCAGGTACCCGAATTTGTTAGAGGTGATCATCCTCAATTCGTCAAGTTCTTGGAAGCATATTATAAATTTATGGAACAAGATGGCGGCCAGTCATATGTTGCCAAAAACTTTTTAAGATATTTGGATGTTGATGTTATTGATGCTGATATTCGTAGAGATGAAGCAAATACTTATGTTCATATTGAAAGAGAAGATAAATCATATCATATTTTTCTTCAAAAGTTATATGATAATTATCTAAAACTTGTTCCAGATGCTACTATTGCTGATAGGTCCATCATTCTAAAGAATGCCAAGGACTTTTATCGTGCCAGAGGTACAGAAAAGTCTATTAAATTCCTATTAAATATTATTTCACCTAAAGTTATTCAACCAGTAACACAATCCGTAAGTATTCTAAGATTAAAGAAAAACCTTTATAACAATGTTTCAACAACTGCCTTGACTACTATTTCAAAGTATCGAGGTAAAACCATAATGGGTACCAACTCATTTACCACAGGTAAAGTTGAAAGTGTTAATCAATACTATGATACTGGAAATCTAGTTAGTGAGATAGTTGTTGTAGATGTTGATGGTAGTTTTGATTATGGTGAAAATGTATTTGTTAATTTTACCGAAAGTAATGCTAACAATAGACTAGAATCAACCTTATTCGGTGATTATGAATTAGTAGGTACAAACACTACGGTGACAGGTGTTACTGTATTACCTAACCGATTTGCCAATACTATAACATATTCTACACTAAGAGAACCGGAAGTTTATTATCCTAAGAATGATATTCTAAGGGCATCTGATGGTAAGTGGTATATTGAAAGAACTCTTAGAGTTACAAATATGGCCTTTGCTAATGTTGCTAATACAAGTTATAGCACATTAGAACTATTTACAGGTTCATTAATAAAAGGATCTATTTCTAATACTACTGCCATTATTGAAAAAGTTAACCGTTTTTATGAAAATGCTGAACTAGTAGACGAATTAATTATATCAAATATTGAAGGAGAGTTTACAAATGGTGAAACAATCACCGCACTCTCACAACGCGGTGATGAAACATATTTTATCAGTGCCGACATTTTTAATGGCGCTGTTAACACTGTTAAAGTAACAAAGGCTGGTGCTAGTTATAACATCGGTGATACAGTTGTTGTTGAAAGTGATAGTGGTTCTGGTGCTGTTATTAGAGTAAGCAGAGTTACTAAAAGTAATATTAGTTCCATTGTGGTCACTTATGGTGGTGCAGGTTTTAGAGTAAATGATCCTGTATTGATTTCTAGTACCTTTGGATTTGGTGCTACTGCTAATGTTGGACTTGTTGATACTAGTGGAAATGTTCATCCAAATAGTTATAATCTAGTTTCTTCTACAATCAATCTAGAGGCAAACACCGCTGTAAATAATACAAAGTATTCAAACCTTTCTGTTTCTATTACAGATCCAGCAAATGCGTTTATTAAGAATCTTATGTCAACCTATACAATTACTAATGTTGGGCCGGTTCAAACAGTTTTGATTATTGATCCCGGTGCTAATTATAGTCCACCTATCGGTATTGACATTTCTTCTAATACTGCTTTAAGACAACGAGGAACAATAGGTAGAATTGAGATTGATAACGCAGGTCTATTGTATAGTTCAAATGATAAAATCTATTTTAATAATTCACCAGGTGGTTTCGGTTACGGTGCAATTGCTAATGTAGTCAATGTTGCTGCCAATGGTGCTATCGTCAAAATTAGAATTGAACCATTAAATGGTGAAATAGCCGGTGGCGCTGGGTATGATATGGAACATTTACCAATTCCTTATGTGGTGTCAACATATGGATATGGTGCTTCTCTGAGGGTAACCTCAACACTTGGTGATGGTGAACTTATGTCTGTAGCCAATTCCAGTATTGGTGGTGTTGAAGAATTAACAATTTTTGATCGTGGTTCAGGATACTTAACTGAGCCAACACTTAATCTTAAATCTATTGGTGATGGTACCGCACAGGCAGTATCTACTATTATAAATGGTATCTATACATATCCTGGTAGATACCTTAATGATGATGGTATTGTTAGTTCGCAAAATTATCTACAAAACAAAGATTATTACCAAAACTATTCTTATGTTGTTAAGGCTAAAGATTCTTTTGGTAATTATATCAATTCACTTAAAAACTCTGTCCATCCTTCTGGACTTAAAGTATTTGGTGAATTGATGTATGAGGACATGTCTGAAATCGGAACATCCGATACAGAAGTTGTCAATACAGTTATTACTGTCGTTTAGTAAATAATAAATATCTGTAAAAAAGTAATATAAATAATGAAGAAATGTTAAAGGAAAAAAATGTATTCAACTACAACTATTGATTTTAAAATCCTCGCAGCAGAAAGATTAAAAGAATCAATTTCATTTACCAACTCAAATACCACTATCTATTTTACTTATGGTAAAGTTGATGGATGGACTAATGAGCCTGTTCCTGATGTTGCTAACAATTCTATTTCAGCAGGATATGAACTTTGGGAATATATGGTTGGTGGTAAACGAATTGTAGAAGGTGATGTCCGACATGTTGTTCCAAAGTATGAATGGACTTCTAATACATCTTATACTGCTTATGATAACTTATCACCTAATTTATTCAATGAAGGTGTAAAGTTTTATGTAGTTAATAGTAGTGGTAATGTTTATAAGTGTCTATCAAATAACAATGGCAAAGTTTCTGTTAATCAACCAACATCAACAGCAACAAACAATACAATTCAGACCGCAGATGGTTATGTTTGGAAGTTTATGTATGGATTAACAGAATCGGAAAAGCAAAGATTTACCACATCAAGATATATGCCAGTTCAAACACTAACGACTGATAATGGTTCTTTACAATGGGATGTTCAAACTGGTACTGCTAATGGTGCTATTCATTCTATTGTAATTAAAGATGCAGGCGTTGGTTATACAAATGCTTCTAATCTAGTTGTTACTATTACAGGTGATGGTGCAGATGCTACCGCAACCGCTACAATCAATACATATACCAATTCTGTTAATGCAATATACATGACTAGTATTGGAACAGGATATACAAAGGCCAATGTTACTATTACGGGTGGTGGAGGATTTTATGCTAACGCCAGAGCAATCATTGCTCCAGCAGGAGGACATGGAAAAGATCCGCTATACGAATTAGGTGGTAAGTATCTTATGTTTAATCCAAAATTGCAAAACATTGAAGGCGGTATTCTTCCGGCTGTTAATAACTTTAGACAAGTTGGTATGATACTTAATCCTTTGTTAAGACAATCATCTAATATATCTTCTAATTCGGCTTTTTCACAAACCACTGATTTAACTTTATCCGGATCAAGTGCGGATTATATTGATGATGAATGGGTTTATCAAGGTGCTAGTTTTGAAAGCGCATACTTTAAAGGTAAAGTTGTTAGTTGGAATAACACAACAGGGTTAATTAGACTATCACAAACAGATGGATCACCATCCACACAAAGTTTGATTGGTGCTAATAGTATTTCATCAAGGTTCGTAACATCTATCGTTTATCCGGAACTGGAACAGAACTCAGGAAAAATACTATATATTAATAACATAACACCAATTACCCGAAATATAGGTCAAACGGAAGACTTCAAAATAATTATTAAGTTTTAAGGAAGAAATTAATGGCAAGTGTTAATGTTGCAAATACTCTAATCGTTCCAGCATCATCAAAGGTATCTCCTTATTATGATGATTTCAACGAGGACAAAAACTTTCATCGTATTATGTTCCGTCCTGGTTATGCTGTTCAGGCCAGAGAATTAACACAACTTCAGACAATTCTTCAGAACCAAGTTGAAAGATTTGGTCGTCACATTTTCGTTAATGGTTCTTCCGTAATTGGTGGTAAACTTGATACTTCCGACATTATCACACTAAATGTTCAGACACAATATATTAATAACGATATTGATATTACAGCATTTAAAGACAGAACTATTTCATATAGCTCAGGTAATAACTCAGTTATCGCCAGAGTCATCCAGACCTCTCCTTCTATAAATGGAGCACCAGCCTGCCTTCATGTTAAGTATATCACCGGTACCGAATTTGGACCAGGTGCGACAATTCAGGCAGCCAATACACAGTTGTATGCCAATCTAGTAACATTTGCAAATGCTTCATCTAATGGTGCCGTAGCATTTATCTATGATTCCATTTACTTTATGCAAGGATTCTTCATCAAAGTTCCTAGGCAGGCAGTTGTTTTATCTAAACATAATCGTCAAGCCAATACAAAGGTTGGATTAGAATTATCGGATGAGATTATTACAGAATATGATGATACCTCATTACTTGATCCAGCACAAGAATCTTCAAACTATCAGGCACCTGGTGCCGGCCGATATCAGGTCATGCTTAATCTTGCTACAAGAGAGTTGAATAGTGTTGATGATGAAAAGTGGATTCAAGTTGCAACATTAAAAAATGGTATTATTACCAATATTCAGAATACTCCAATGTATTCAGAAATTGAAGATGTCCTTGCTCGTAGAACTTATGAAACAAATGGTAACTATATCGTTAAACCATTCAGAGTTACGGTACAAGATTCACAAGTTGATACTGCTAATAACTTTTCACTCGCTATTAGTCCTGGTAAGGCTTATGTTTTTGGTTATGAGGCTGAAAACCAGTCTACCACAACTATTGAGATTCCAAGAGCAAGAAATAAAAAAGCAATTTATGATTATAATACCAGAATTAACTACGGTAACTATGTGATTGTTGATAATGTTCAAGGAAATTTTAACTTAGCAGAACAAGGAACAATAGACCTACACTGTGTTGATGCTGCCAATGTTAATGTTGCCAATACTTTAGTTTATAACTCAACAAAGATTGGTACTGCCAGAATTAGAGACCTAAACTTTTATGGTGGTTCAACAGATGTAGCAACAAGACAGTTTGAACTTTATTTTTATTATAATAATTTCAATACTATTACTGCTAATGCCTCTGCCAGTTCAGCAAATCAATCAAATATCATAATGAATACTGCCAATACATCGGCAGTTAATGATGCTTATACCGGTGCTTATATTAAGGTTCTTGCTGGTAGTGCTGCTGGTGATCTAAGACTTATTACCGACTATAACGGAACAACTAAAACCGCTACCGTTAATCTACCATTTTCTCAGGCCACAAATACCACATCAAAATATGAACTAAGATTTGATATCACAGACGTTGATGGTTTCGTTCAATGGAAAAATTACACTGGTGGTGCTACAACAAATGCGGCCGCCACAATCAGTCTATTAAATAAGGATGATGGTACATTTAACGGTAATACTTATATTTCAGAACCTTCATTTACAGAAGGTTACTATTTGTTACCACAAGGTTATATTTCTCCTGGTGGTATTTCTAATACATCATATATCTATCGCAGAGTTTATGGTACTGTAAACTTTAGTTCTGGTAATGCTACAATTACCTCTGCTACCAATGAACAATTTGAGGGTGAAACAACCACATCAAACACTTCATTGTCTATTATGGACAACTTCTTGGTTATTGTTACCAACCCTACTGGTAGTGGAAGATCACTCGGCGACCAGGTAAAGATTATAGCAACCGTAAACAATACATTACCAGAAACCGCTATTCTACAGACAGGTAATACATCAGAGTCCTTTACGGCCACCGTCTATTCAAAGATGTTTATTAGAGATGCTTCTCCTAGAGTTAAAACATTTAGGGCGGCTAATACAAATACTCTATCATCTTCATCACCATCAGCAACTTTTGTTAATCCAACTGGATCAACAACAAATGTTTACTTGGATAAGATGCAGGTTGTTATTCGGAATCCTTCAACAACATCTAGTGAAAGTCTATTTATCTCTGATGTTATTGCTGTTCCAAGAATATACTATTCACCATCAGCACCTGTTTTAGGACAAACTATTGGTAACTTAACAGATGTTACTAATAGATTTACATTAGATAGAGGACAAACAGCAGAGTTTTATGATCATGCCACTATCAAGGCAAAAGGTGGTGTAAAAATTGATCAAGGTTATTATATTGTTTGTTGTAGAGTATTCACTCATACAAGCGATACAGGCCATTTCACCGTAGACTCATATCCAAACCTCGCCAATACAGTATTTGAAGAAGGTAATAATATTGGTACAGGTTATTCATTAATTCCTATGGTTAACGGCGTTAGAATGGCTGATGCTATTGACTTTAGACCAGTTCGTGGAAATGCTTCTAACACAGCAACATTCACTTACGGTACTGCCAGAGCACCTATTGCCACAACCGACTTTAACAGTGATTATTCTTATTTCTTAGAGAGAAAAGATATCGTTGTAATGACGGTTAATGATGAGTTAAAACTTATCCAAGGTGATGAGACAGGTAGATATTATCCTGAAACACCTTCTAAGAGTCTATTGCTTCATAGAGTAAGAGTTCTTCCATATACAATATCAAAAAATGATATCTCTATACAGACACTTGATTATAGAAGATATACAATGGCTGATATTGGTGGTATTGATCGCCGTTTGAGAAATATGGAATATAATGTAGCACTAAACTTCCTTGAGAAAAACGCGCAAGGCCTTGTTATTAAAGATGTTAACGGACTTGATAGATCAAAATATGGTATTCTGGCGGAAGATTTTACTAGTCACCTACTAGGTGATAGTGATAATCCAGATTATAGTTGTGCTGTTGATATTAATGGTACATTCTCTCCAACTGGTGGTATTCTAATGCCACGAGTTATGACGAATAATATTAAACTAGAATCAAATAATAGTTCATCTGTCGGTCTATCCATATATGATGATAAGGTTATGTTGGCATATACAACAGCACCTGCTATTACACAGGCATCGGCAACAAAGGCTGTTCCTGTTGCCGATTATCTATTTGCTGATTTCAGAGGTAACATTATTACAACTCCTGAACTCGATATGTGGAAAGATACAACTACATTACCACCACAGGTAGCATCTATTCCTAGACCTGTTATTCAGTTTGATATCACTACAAATATTACCAACACTACTAATAATACTATCAACCCAGAATATAAACCTCCTACTGGTGTTGATGCTCTGATGTTGACTAGAATTGCTCCTAATACTTTCGCTAATCTTGGACAATTAAAATGGCGCATATTCAATAGACTAGGTCTATCTTATAATGATCCTACAAGGATTTCGCCTGTCGCAAAATATCTTGAAGATGGAGAATGGTATAGTGATTATGGTACAGGGGATGATTTGGATGAAGGTGGTAATGTTAATACAACAGGAATGAGTTACGATCAACTTTATGCTATTACTAAAAAATCTATTGGCGTAGTTGGTTATCCCGCATTATATGGAACAATAGGACTTTCCGATCAGCGCATAAAATTCGTTCATAATATGTATAATGCTATTCTAAATAGACCACCAGATTTTCCTGGCCATGTTTATTGGTGTATGTTCGGTTGTATTAATGCTTGGGATGAATCAACACTCAGAGAATCTATGTATAAGGGAGCAAATCAGAATGCCGAATTGACCGCTGGAATGATGACTAATCCAACAGTTAATCTAACTCCGAAATATCTACTTGATGATAATTTAAATGCCGCTCTTACCGGAGACAAAAAGTTATCTTTTTCAAATGATATTAAGAATTATGAATCTGTTAAAACACCAGAAGGTAGAGATGTTCTAGCAACCCGTGATGCTACATCGGCAGTTGAAGCGGCTTATGAAACATATCTTGGAAGGGCCTCTGATGCTGGCGGTCTACAATACTGGATGAATCAGTATAATCAATGGTATATGGAAGGCGGCGGCGGTGAAGCAGGTAGATTATTTGCTGTTAACCTTTTAGAACAGAATTTCAAAAATTCATCAGAATACAAATCACATCCAGCAAACTGGGTTAGCACATACTATGAATAATAATTAAAGGAAATATTAATGCCTTCTACTACAACCACTTCTTCGTCAACTGATTTAACTTCAATAACCGGTAGCGAAATCAATGTTGATCCTAATAGAAATATAGTTACTCATCCTACCGAGGAAGTAACGAATGAACAGGCTATGCAGATCATATCGGATACTTCTACCTCTACATCAGAAGTAGTGAATCATTATATTTCTCAGACTACATCTATACCTCAATCAACATCAATAAGTTATGTTGGTGATGTTAATATTCAAGCGTATGTTAGAAAACAAAAAATCGACTTTGTTAGCTACAATATGCGGCCGAATAGAAGAGTTTATCCTTTCTTTGATGGTAAGAGTGTTGTTAATTTAATTCAGAAACCAAATATCATCGAACTTGATAATAGTGCCTCTTACATTGGTATTCATCCGCTTGCTTTGAAGAACTTGGATGTTATTAATACTAATGACCCTGTTATTAATAAACAAATAGATACTTCTAGAGAAATAGTTTATCTTGGTAATAACGCTAGTGTATTTGCTTATGTTTATTTTACAGAAAGAACATCTACCGGTAATACCAGACTATATGTCTCAGAAATTATCACTGATAATTCAGTACCTTCAATAACAACAGGAACTAAAGTTCGTAGTGTTCCTAGTAAATCGGGCCTATCAATTTTTCCTTCTGTTCGTTCGAATGTAGTTTCATATCAGCATAACAGTGGTATTCTAAGATATAATACAGAAATTCCTGCTTACAGCAGTTCATCTAATGTGTTTTATAGTGTTTCTGCTAATACATATGGAACATCTAATACATTATTTGATAAGAAAGTTGTTACATTAGCAAGAGACGCTTCTAGTGTGAATGATTACTATGTTGGTAATACCATCACCATTGTTAATAGCGTTATACCAGGTGAAACTGCCAATATTGTTTCATATAATGGTTCTTCTAAAGTGGCGGTTGTTGAACCGGCATTTAAAGGATTATATGGTGGTGATGAAACTTATATCTATACCATTGGTGATACTAGAGAAGGAACTTCATCAAATAATTCACTATTCACATCAACCAAAGGTTTCTTTGGTGGTTCACTTTATATTCCATCACCTTGGAAACCAGGTAACTATACTTGGAAGGTTGGTGAAAAACTATTCAAGATCACTGATAATCCACTTAATCAATCACAAGATGCTACAACTATTGCTGAATATGTATATAATACATTTGGTTTAAGTATTGCTAAAGGTCAGTTAACCATTGACTATTTTACAAATGCTGTAACAGGTCAAGGAACTGATTCAGTAACTTCTATACAACCATCACTTACACCAATAGCACCACCCACTAATGTTGGTGATCCTATTATTCTTCCAGAAATTGATAGTGGTTCAAACGATCTTACAAAATCAATTAGAACAACATTCTTAGCACAATCATTTTTGATATCTGAATCAGAATATCCAAAAGGTTTCTTTATTCCATATATTGATTTGTTCTTTGCTAACAAAGGAACACTTGGTATAGAATTACAGATTAGACCGATTGTAAATGGTTATCCAGATAGTAAGAATATTCTTCCAAATGCTATAGCATTTATGGAAGCAGAAGATGTTAATGTTTCCGACTCACCTTCTTTCAGTGACGCAAACACATATACCAGATTCGCATTTAAATCACCTGTCTATGTTCTACCAGGCCAAGAATATGCTATGTGTATTTCTACAAATGATTATGATTATGATATTTACATTGCTGAACTAGGTGAAAACACCATTGGATCAAATAGAAAAGTTTCACAGCAACCATATTCTGGCAGTTTGTTTAGATCACAGAACTCTTCAACTTATGATGCCATTCAGTCACAAGACCTTATGTTTGTTATTCATAAGTGCCAGTTTGTTTCTGATGGGTATATTGAGTTTAACGAAGAAAAGAGATTGGATCGTCAAAACGGACTATTCAACTATTACTATGATGGTAATACAGCATTTGATGCCTTCCAGGTACAGACAAATATTATTAAATTACCGGCAACAGATGTAACCTATAATTATAAGGCAACTACATTAGCAACAAACACTATGGATGCTGAATATAATGTAATTAAACCTGATAGCAGAATCCTTGTCCTTAATAGAAAAACTGTATATGCTCCTGTTATTGGTAATAGGTCATTTATGATGCGTGTTGATCTTTCTACATCAAACAGAGATGTTTCACCAATTGTATTTAAGGAACAACAGCAACTTTATACAATGGCAACACTTATTAACAATATGGGTGTAAGGCCAAGTTTGATTTCCGTTGCCAATACAGGTACAGGATACACATATACAAACACCAGTGTGGCCTTTAGCGGAACATCAGGTTCAGGTGCCAATGGTACGATTGCAGTTCAATATGAAGATTATACCACAGGTAAAGTTGCTGGTATCTATTTGGATGAACAAGGTTCTGGATACTATGATAATATCAGTGTATCACTTACATCAACAGATGGTAGTGGTGCGGTTCTTGCTGTATCATCCGAAACTGATCCATCTGGTGGTCCTGGTATTGCTAAGTATATCTCTAAAACAATTACTTTGTCTCCTAATTTTGAGGCCGGTGATCTTAGAGTTTATCTAACTGCTGTTAGACCTCAAGAAGCAAATATTGAGGTTTATTATAAAGTTAAGAATCCATATGATGAAGATAATATTGCTAATAAAAATTGGATAAGAATGGAAAGAGTAACAGGTACTACAGAGTATTCAGATGCGTTTGCTCCAATTGAATATGAGTATAGACCTTCTCTATCTGCTAATGCGATTGTCTACTCAACATCAACCGCCACATTTACATCATTTAATCAGTTTAAGATTAAAATTGTAATGGCATCTTCCGGAACTTCACTAACACAGATTCCATATGTCTATGATATGAGAGCTGTGGCACTACCACCGGATGAATACTAATGTTAGTTAAAGTGAAAGATCATCCAGGATTAATAAAAGATACAGTAACAGGCGCCGTTCTTTCAGTAGATAAAACGGCGGCTGATGAATACCTTAGGCAAAAAAATCTACTAAATAGTAATAGAAAAATGCAGGAAGATGTTTTGAAATTGAAAGACAAGATTGGCGCGATTGATTCGCTCAAGGAAGACATGACTGAAATTAAATCTCTTCTCAAAGAACTAATCAATAAAGGACAGTAGATAGATGCCAATTTCAACAGTCAATCTCACCGATACTTTTGATTCTTGGAGAATTAGAACTAATCAGGTTATCACTTCTTTAAACACCATTAATGAAGCAAATGCTGCTTTAACTGGCAGTATTACCATTACAAACCCTTCTAGATTTAATAGTAATGTGTCATTAAATGTTTCTAGTGGTATGATTAAAGGTGATGGTGGTCTTATATCTAATCTTCAGGCATCGGTTACAAGTATAGGAGCATTTAATAAAGCTAATGCTGCCAATGTCTTGGCCTACAATACTTCCTTAACAGTAGGCACTATTTATGATATGGCAAATGCTGCCTATGATGCTGCTAATGCTACTGTTTCCGTTTATATTAATACTTCACCACCCGTTTCTCCAGTACCAGGTGATTTTTGGTGGGATAACGAAATTGGCCGACTTCTTATTTACTATAATGATGGTGATACTAGTCAATGGGTTGATGCTAGTCCAGCAAGTATACCTACCATAATTTACAATACTGCTAATACTGCTAATGCCGGTTTTGCTGTTACTAATACTGCCTTTGGTGTTGCTAATGCCGGTTTTGCTGTTACTAATACTGCCTTTGGTGTCACCAACGCCGCTTTTGGTAGGGCCAATGCTGGTTATACGGTTGCCAATGCCGCTTTTGATAAGGCAAATACAGGAATACTAATCGGTGATCAAACATCATCAAGTTCAACATTCTATGTAACACTTGCTAATACTTCATCAGGAAATCTTTTAACACTTAATGTTTCATCAACTAAACTAACATATCAACCATCCACAGGAACACTTTCCTCAACAAACTTTAACTCACTTTCTGATGTCACACTGAAAGAAAATGTAGAACCAATTTCAAACGCATTAGATGTTATCAATAAACTATCTGGTGTCGGATTTGATTGGAAAGAATCAGGCCAACATTCTTATGGTGTTATCGCACAGAATATGGAGAAAGTTATTCCGGATCTTGTAGGAAACATAAATAATATGAAAACCGTCAATTATGATGGCATCATAGCCTTTCTCATTGAAGCAATCAAAGAATTAAATAATAAACTAGAGAACAAGGAATAAACTGTAAATGGCAGCCTTAGACTTTCCACCAGGACCATCCAATGGTCAACAATATACATTCAACGGGGTCAATTATTATTTTGATGCTACAGTTGGAGCATGGCTAACTAGTGTTGTTGGTAATCCTATCCTAACATCAGTTGCAAGTGTTTCAGCAACAACACCTGCTATGGCAAATGTAGGCGATATCTGGTTTAATACATCACTAAGTAAGTTGTTCGTTTACTACAACGATGGTGATTCCAGTCAATGGGTTGAGCCATCATACGCCGCGGTGTTTCCAAATCAGGCACAGGTTAACACAGCATTTTTAATTGCTAACTCTGCCTTTGATACAGCAAATGGTGGTTACACGATTGCCAATGCTGCTTTTGGTGTTGCTAATGCTGCCTATGGTATTGCTAATGCTGCTTTTGGTAGGGCCAATGGTGGTTATACAGTTGCTAATGCCGCTTTTGGTAGGGCAAACTCCGCATTACAAAACACCACCGGTGTATTTGCCGGTACATTAACTGCTACAGGAAATGTTTGTGCTACAACATTTTATGGTAGTGGTGCTTGCCTTACAGGATTGTCCGGAGGTTTTAAATGTGCAAATACGATTACCACAACTGGCACATGGACAATTCCTGCTAGTGTAACAACGATTAGAGCAATTGTGGTAGGAGGCGGAGGTGGCGGAGCCGGTTATTTTAACAACACTTGTTCTGGTGGTACTGGAGGAACAACATGTTTATCTTCCGGAACACAAAGTATAACAACAATATCTGGTGGAGGAGGTACACAGTCGTTTGGTTGCTGCGTAGCAGGTTGGCCGGGTGGTAGTGGTTCTCAAGGAGATATTAATTTAACAGGAGAGGACGGTACCCCTAGTTTTAGCGGCGGCCTATGCGCGCCAGGTGGGTATACTGCACTTGGAGGATATTATGGAAGGGGAGGATTTGGTGTTCCCCTAGCCGGAGGACAGTCCTCCGGCGGCGCCGGCGCCGGCGGCACGGCTATAAAATATTATACAGGATTAGTACCCGGATCTACCTTATGTGCAACTATTGGATCCGGAGGAACTGGGGTATGTGGAGGAACATCCGGATCACCAGGTTTTATTGTAATAGAATACTAAAAGAGGATCAGATGGGTAATTACATATTACTAGAAAATAACACGATTAAAAATGTTATTGTTGTTGATGATGACATAGCAAACAATGATAACTTAATACCTGTTGAAGAAGGTTTTGGTATAGGTGACAAATATGAAAACGGACAATTTATTAAAACAATAATAAGCATTCCTCCGACTTGGAATGATATTATTTTTAGAAGAAATCGATCACTAATTGAATCTGATACCTATGTCCTTCCTGATAGATGGACCACAATGACTCCTGAAAAACAACAAGAATGGGCCACATATCGTCAGACTCTAAGAGATATACCACAAACATTTACCAATCCAGATGATGTTGTTTGGCCAGCAAGACCAGAATAAACTAATAAATACTAATAAGGAATCAGAGGATAACCAAATATGGCACTTAATTTTCCAAGTCCAGCAACAGACGGTCAAATATATACACAAAATGGTATAACATACACTTATGATTCAACATACAGTGTATGGAAAGTAAGTCCTATTCCTGTTGCGGATGTGTTTGGTGTTGCTAATGGTGCTTTTGGTAGGGCTAATGCTGGTTATACAGTTGCTAATGCTGGTTATACCACCGCTAATGCTGGTTATACCACCGCTAATGCTGCCTTTGTTAAAGCCAACAATGCTTTGGCCAACACAACTAATGTTGTATTCAGTGGAAATGTTTCTTTTACAGGTTCCGTCAATGCTGCATCTATACTAGTAAACGGATCAATATTAACAGGTAGTAAGACTGTTAGCATCATTTCAACAAATACCAATGCAGTAAAAAATTATCAATATGTTGCAACCGCATCACTGGTATTAACATTACCTAGTTCTCCTACAGCAGGAGATGAAATAGGATTTACCAATATGTCGGCCACTACAACTTGTAACATTGCACCCGGATCAGAAAAGATTATGAGTGTATCTGGAAATTTACAAGTAGACATCATAAATACCTCTTTAACTCTTGTATATGCTGATGCAACAAGAGGATGGGTTTTCACCTGATAAAATTAATAACGAAATAAGGAATAATTAAATGAGCTCATTATCACAATTTTTTCAGTCACCTGGAACATTAGCTGTTGGTTCAGGAAAAGTAAGATTTTTTAGTAGTTCTGGATCTGTTACTGTTCCTTCAACTGTGACTTATATGGCATACGGTGTAATTGGTGCTGGAGGAAATTCATATAGGTCAGAATTTCCTGTAAACTGTAGAGAATCTGCAGCTGGCGGTGGCGGTGGATTTTCTTTCTGGAATGGTCCAGTAACCTGTGGTACACCATTTTCTGTTTGTGCTACAGTTGGCGCCCAGTCTGGATGTTTGCAAACAGCGGGACCCATCTATTCTGTTCCATCTACGGCGGCAAAAGGCGGAACTTCTTGTATAACAGGGGTTGCAAATGCAATTTTTGCTACTGGTGGTGATCATGGGACCTCTTATTGCTGCCCAGTCCCTGCCTCTTTTGGGTGTGGAGTTGGAGGTACAATTAATACATGTGGAGGTCTTGGCTGCTGTGCTTATGGAGATCCGCCAAACAGCTGGATTAGCTCAGCTGGTGGGGGCGGTGCTGGTGGTCTTATTGGTAATGGCGGTGCTGGTGGTACTATGACTAATAGTGGCACTGGAGGCGCGCAGCACGGCGTTGGTGGTGGTGGTTTTGGAAGTGGTGGAGGAGGTGGCAGTGGAGGCGCGCAGATCGGGTGCTTCGGCGCTGAAGGTAAAGGAGGAGGAGGTGCTAGTCCAGGTAGTACCTCTAGTTATGCCGCTGCTGGCGGAGCTGGTCTTATGGGAAGAGGAGCGCAATATGGCATAGTGGGTTCAGGATATCCCTCTGGCGTAGTTTTTGCTGGACAGGGACAACCTGGAGAGCCTGGAAATATTATGGGTTATACTGATAACAGCCGACTTTCACAGGCAAAAACATTTTTAGGTGCAGCTGGTGGTGGCGCTGCTGGTGGTGGCTGCTCTATGTCTCATTCTTTCGTAGGTGCTGGTGCTGGAGGTGGAGCAGGAGGATTTCTACATCCTGCTACTTGTGGCGTAGGTCCCGCTGGATTTGGCGGTGGTGGTGCTGGAATATCTGTACTAAATTGTACTTCATCTGCTGGAATTGGTGGTGGTGCTGGAATATCGACATGTTGCAGTAATGGTTTCGCTGGTAATGGTTTTGCTGTAGTAGAATGGTGGGAATAATAAAGGATTGATAAGTGTTTAATACAGTATTTTTAGAAAATGAAGATGAAAATTCTAAAACTTTCTCTAGATTGAATGTGAATCAACATGCTTCAAAAGTTTTAAATTATGATCAAAAAAAAGTATTTTTGGAAAAAATAGGGGACGCAGCTGGACGTATAGGTTTATTCTTTTTTAGCGATGGTTCTTATGAGATTAAAAGGGTAAATCAGATATATTGTTTAGAGCACGTCCCCTTAAATACTGATTTGTTATTACCTAAATATCCTAAATTAATGGATTGGGTTGTTTTATATTACGAACAAACAACAATAATAACAAAAGTTTCTGGAGAAAAAATCACTAAAATAAAATTAAATGGTAATGGTAATCGTATTATGGGTTTAGACGAACCCTTGCTTTGTGATATGGCTTTCATGTCTTTAAGATTGTGTTTTATGGGTTCAATTGAAGGTTGGGTTGTCTGTTAATAATGGAGATAATATGAGCAATTTGTTTTTACCTGAAATAGATTATAATGAACCTTCGGAATTCAATATTCAGAGTAGTAGTTATTGGTTATTAAATAACGATACAAATAACAACTATATTTACATAGAAGATTGTTTTGATAAAAAAGAATGTTTAGAAATTATAAAAATAAGTAAACATTTTAAAATAGACGAATCTGTTACCGGAGATGGAAGAGCTTTTTCCGTAACTAGAAAAAGTAAAAATTCTTGGTTAACTATTTGTGAATTAAATAGATGGATTTATCAAAGAGTTACCGAAAAAATAAATTATGTAAATCAAAATTTTTTCAATTTTGATTTAGTTTATACTGAACCTTTTCAGTTTACTGAATATGATGAGAATTATAAAGGATTCTATAAAAAACATTTAGACATATTTCCTAATCCGAATCAACCTAATAACCATAGAAAATTATCTTTTTCAATTCAATTGTCAGATCCATGCAAATATGAGGGTGGTGAACTAGCTATATATAGTGGAGAAAATCCTATTATTGCAAATAAAAAAATGGGTTGTATAAATTTTTTTCCTTCTTTTTATTTGCATGAAGTTAGACCTGTTACAAAAGGTTTAAGATATAGTTTAGTAGGATGGGTTGGTGGGCCAAAATTGAGATGAGGATGTTATGAATAAAAAGTTTGATGACAATGGATTTTATATAATAAAAAATTTTTTATCACAAGAGTTGTGCGATTTTGCGAAGGTCTATTTCAAAATACAACAAGATACATTAGAATATGATATTGATCCACAATGTCCAAAATCTAAAAGTTTTTATGCGGATCCTTTTTGCGAGACTATTTTATTAACTGCTTGTAAAAAATTGTCTGAGGTTTTAGAGATTAATCTTATTCCTACATATTCTTACACTAGAATATATGCAAAAAATGATGAATTGAAGATACATGTCGATAGACCAGAATGTCAATACTCTGCTACTGTTTGTTTAGGTCGACCTAAAGAAGAAAATATAAGTCCAATATATTTTTCTAAGGATTCTGAAGGCATAAATAGTGTTGAACTGAAATTACAAGAAGGCGATCTATGTTTTTATAAAGGAAACGATATGTTTCATTGGAGAAAGCCTTTTGAACAGTCTTGGTATTTACAAACATTTTTGCATTATGTTGACTCTAAAGGACCATATGCTCATACTTTGTTCGATGGAAGACGTTGTTTGGGAATTAAAAAAAATCAACTTTAAGGAAATAAAAATGCCTCATTTCAGACTTATTAAAGATGGTAAAGAAGTTAATGCCATTCTTGCTGATCAAAATTTTATTGATTTGATTTCAGATGAATTTGATTCTATTGAAGAAGTTATTACTCAACCACAGGAAATTCCAGTTAATACTGGTCCAAAATTATGGAATTCTAATGACATTAGAAACAATCTAACTTTTGCAGAGAAGATTACATGGGACAATAATGGTGACCCAGCGATTGTGACCGCTAAGATTGATTTACCACAAGAACTTCCTTATGTTCAAGAACTCACTTCTTATCTTGTTTCTGCGAATGTTATTTCACAAAATAGTGCAACAAAGATTTTAGCACTCTAAGGAACCATAATGGCCGAGTATGTAGAACTCTATATGGACCAAGGTGTTGATTTCAGCACCACGATTGCCATTAATAATGACGACAATAATACAGCTATAAATACTGGTGGATTTATTGTCACAAGTCAGTTAAGAAAGTCATTACTATCCGTTAATGCTACAGCATCTTTTCAATGTTCTATTAGTGATCCTGCCAATGGCGAGTTTACAATTTTTATGACTGCTGCTAATACTGCCAATGTCAAGGCCGGAAACTATTTTTTTGATGTTACTATTATAGATTTATCAAATGCCAAGTCTAGATTGATTGAAGGAATGATTTATGTTACTCCATCAATAACAAAGTAGAGAAATGTCTAAGATCACAGTAACAACAACACCAAAGAACCGTATTTCTATAAATAGTCAACAAAGAGGCCATGTAAAGATTGTAAGAGCGGGCGGAGGCGGTGGAAGTGGAGTAATAGGTGCCGTTGACACTCTTGAAGAACTTAGAGATGTTGATGCTTCCAGCTTAAGTAACAACGAAACTGTTGTATATGATGAGGTAAGTGGAAAGTTCGTTATTAAAGAATTACCAATTATTAATGGCGGAACATTTTAGAACAAATAAACGGAGAAAACCTCAGTGAGCAATACAACAATTCAAATTAAAAGGTCGGCCACTACGGCGACTCCTGCCGGTGGTACACTATCCGCCGCAGAACTCGCATATTCCTATTCCTCTAATACACTATTCATCGGTACAAATGATGGTCTAGGTACGATTGCCATTGGTGGTAAATCCATCTATGACCTCGTTAATATAGCATTTAATACTGCCAATGCCGCCTATGGTGTTGCTAATAGTTCAACAGTTGCTAATGCTGCCTACGATGTGGCCAATGCCGCATTTGGTAAAGCCAATGCTGCTAATGTTCTTGCTTATAACACCGGTATTGGTGCCAATGCCTATGCTACTTTGGTTGGTACATCAGGTAATGCCTATGCTACTTTGGTTGGTACATCAGGTAATGCCTATGCTGATGTAGTAGGTGCGGCATCTAATGCCTGGGCCAATACAGTTGGTACATCAGGTAATGCTTACGCATCCGTAGTTGGTACAAATGCCAATAACTATTCTAATGCTACATTTGTTAAATTAGTAGCAGGTTCACAAACAATCACCGGTGATTTTAGTATTACCGGTAATCTGTTTATTGGTGGCAATACCACTTCTGTTTCAGCCAATAACTTGGTTGTTAACGATCCATTAATTTACTTGGCAAACGGTAATCCTTCGGACATTGTTGATATCGGATTTATTGGTAGTTATGTTAATGGCACATCAGCACACGTCCATACCGGTCTTTTCAGAGATCATTCTAGTAAGCAATATTACTTGTTTCAAGGATTTGATGCTGATCCAGAGTTGAATAATGATCTTACACCATATTCCAATAATATGGTTAATGCTACCTTGGTTGCTGACTTTGTTACAAGCAATCTAACTCTTGGTGGTGCTAACGCCATCGTTTGGATCAGTAGTTCATACGATAATTCAAATGCTGCTTTTGGTATTGGTAATGCGGCATTCGGACACTCTAATACAACATACGCAGCAGTTAATTCCGCCTTTGGTGTTATTAATGCTTCCTTTGGTGTTGCTAATGCTTCTTACGGACAAGTTAATACACTTGCCACATCAGCAAATGCTTATGCTACTGCCGTCGGAGCAGCCGGTAATGCTTACACAGTTTCAGTTGGAACATCCGGTAATGCTTATGCTTCTGTTGTTGGTACTTCTGCCAATGTATATGCCGCGGCAGTTGGTACTTCTGCTAATGCCTATGCTGACATTGTTGGTGGTGCTGCTAATACAAATGCTGCTAACGGTTCTTATATCAGCACAGGTATTGTTAAAGTTACAGTCGGTGGTACAGGCGTCACATCATTCACTGCCAACGGTATCATTTATGGTGATGGTTCAAACTCACTAAAAGTTACCGGTGCCGGCACAGACGGTCAGGTATTACAGTCTAATCAAGGTGTTCCTGTGTTTGCTATGCTAGATGGGGGCGTTTTCTAAAATAATATTCTAATGGAGACTTTATAATGAGTGACGCAAATAAGTATGTTAATGTTTATATTGAAAACGCAGTAGCATTATTACATGAAGATTTAAATAATATTCTACAACTTAAAACACAACTGAAACTCAGCAATGATCTGGTTAACGAAAAAGATCAGATCATTGCCACAATACAAAAAGAGTTAGAAGATTTTAAATCTAACGCAAATGAACTGTCTGCTTCAGCACAAAATGCCAAAGGTTGGGAAGAACAATATAATGCTATCAAAACCAAAGTATCTCATATGGATACTCTTACCAATCAGTATAATGAAATTAAGAAAAACCTAATTCAAAAGAACCAAGAAGCGGTCCTATTATCAAATGAATTAAATGAAGTTAAAGAACAACTTACCAGCAAAGAAGCGGAACTAGTTGAAATCAATAAACAACTAAGTACCGCAACTAAAAAATTAAGTAAGTTTGAACCTCAACAGTCTCCTAAAAAAACTATAAATAAAGAAAAGACCAAAACTGTAACACCGGTTGTGGTTGAAGAAATCAAAGAAGAGACTGACGACTTTTAATGGCCAACACAACAATCCAGTTAAAAAAATCTGCGATAGTAGCAGCACAGCCAAGTCCAGGGGACCTTGCTAATGGCGAACTTGCTATTAACTATGCTGACGGTAAACTCTTCTATAAAGATTCAGCAGGTATAGTTCAACAAATCTCCGGTGGTGGTAATACATTTTCTACTATTAATGCTGCTGGCACATTACTTATAGCAGATGTACCAGGTGATATTTTTACCATTGCTCAAGGTGATAATATCATCATTGTTCCTGAACCACTTGATGATAGACTAACTATTTCTGC